ATCCCGATTGTTCGGATTTCCGAAAAGGACCTGCGTGTTCTGCAAGACCTCCGTTCGGATCGCGCCGCGGCGTGCCTGGCCGGTTTCTGCATCCGGGTCCCACCAGGTATACAGGCAGCCGTCCCCGTCCACTGCGGCGTTTCTGGTAAACTCCCGTATCTTACCGCCCAGCTTGTTGCGCTCAAAAATGGCGGTAAACTGGTCGTTCAGAATGTTGCTGAAGGTCTCCAGCGCATCCGCGCTCAGTTGGCTGCTGCTGGGCAGAGGCTTCGCATGGATCTTCAGGTTGTCCGTAGACACATTTGCCACAGAAAACAGCACGACGCGCTTGAGGAAGTTGAACACGGGCGTCGGCAGGCCGTTGCTCTGCACGCCCTCCCACTGCTTCCCGATAAAGAAATTCTCATTTGTCTGAACGCACTCATACAGGTCAATGCCATAATTGAACTGCAGCCCCGCGTCGTACTCATTTGCCACCCGGACAGGCGTCATATCCCTGCGGCTGCGGCCGCTGTCGAACTCGTCGTGCCGTGTCTGCTCCATATCTCGGTCCATTTACACACCTCATTTCACAGTCCCGGCATACCGGAGCTGCACGTCCGTCTCGATCACCGTCGCCGTTGCGCTGGTGGATTTGCTCTTGAAGATCATCCGGTAGAACGTGGCCTTTTTCACTTTCATCTTCACCCGCTTCGTCTGCGGCTTCCTGTTCGTGCCAAAGGAGAAATGGTTGAAATCCATATGCAAAAAACTGAACAGGTTATAGGCAATCGCCTTTTCCGGATAATCAGAGCGTTTGTTGGTCTCCACGGTCACGATGATCCGCGCGCCGCTCTCCGGCTGCATGGCAACAAAGATCATAGGCGAATACTTCAACAGCCAGTCGCGGTCAAAGTCCATCGCTCCGGTCGCACAGTAGGCGTCAATGGGCACAGCAATATTCAGTGTCACACCCACGCTGCTGCCGGATGTTTTACGGATTACCGTGAGTTTTGTTTCCGGCCGCGGCGTTCCAAAGGAAATCGTGATGCCGTAGTCGGCCAGATCCACAGCTTCTCCGTCATAGCTCCACTGTGTGCCGTCGTAGGTAAAAGTAAAACCGCCGTCCGCACTGCCCAACGGGCTGTTCTCCCAGTTGGCGGCGGCGATCAGCGGATAGAACTCTCCGCCGTTGTCCCGCCTGTATGCACGGCTGACGTGCATGATCGTTCCAATCTCGCTGATGCCGTACACTTCATTCTCGATCTCCACAAGGGCGCGGAACGGAAGTTTTTCATAGCTGTACCAAGTATCCGTGCCGTAGTTGAGAATCAGCGCTTTGTCGCCGCAGAGGAACCAGTATTCCGTGCTGGCCTTGATGTTGTACGTTCTAATCCCGGACGGATCGAAGGCGCGGAGCGTTTTACGCACCCGGTCCGATATCCGGCTCGCATTGTTCTCGCTGGTGGTGATATAGCCGGAATAGGCGTTTGTGCTTTTCCACTGATAGATGCTGCCGGCGTCTATGGTCAATGGATTGTTCTCCACCAGCTTCACCTGTCCGGCCGCGTCATTGCCGAACTGCCTGTTTGCCGGCTGCACATAAAAGGCGGCTATCGCGCTCCCGCCTTCCAGATTCAGCGTAGTATACTGAATCACCCATGCGCTGTTGCTCTTGAAAGCCATCAACCGGTTATAGTGGCGCACAAGCCCCGTCAGTGGCGTGTTGCTCTCGCCAACCGACACCTCATAAAGGTCCGGGAAATACTCGGCGCTGGGCAGGCCCGTGTCTCCGTCGATCCCGGAGTAAATCGCCTTGCTGCTGCCGTCGCCATACAGAAACACGCGCGTATCCGTGTTTCCGTTATAGAGCTCGCTGTACCGCATGGACGTCACACTGTTTCTGGTTGAAGTCCCTTTTGAATACATCACCAGCAGCGTATTTGTGCCCTGGGCGGGCGCGCTCTGGAGCGTAACGGTGCCATCTGTGAGATTCTTTGTATAGCTCGTGACCTCCGCGCCCTCCAGTTCCACATACTGCACGTCCGCAATGTCCTTTTCCGGGAGCTGAAAAACGGTCGCCGTCCCGTCCGGGGAAAACTGCACGCGCCGCAAATTGCAGAGCCTGTTCACATTCTCAACTGTCGTTCCAGACCCGGCCGGCGTCAAAGCCGTGTGCGTCAGCGGGACATAGCCGGTCACGCTCTGAAACGTGTGCGCGCTGTCCCCGTCCCAGCTCATGTACTCGTGACCGTTCAACAGGTACACTTTATTGCCGAAGCCGAAAAAAGTTGTCTCGTCCTGCGCGCAGACGCCGATCTCGGCAGCCGTCCAGTTTTGTGTATCCACCAGGAATATGCCGCCGCCAAAAGCGACGAGCAGAACGTCTCTCCCGGCCACCGTTCCATACCAGACACCGCAGAGCGTCGGTTCTGCCGCGCCATAGCGCCCGTAGCCTCCGCCCGCAAGCCAGGTCTGAAACAGGGGGAGGACGTTTTGTGTCCCCGGCCTGAGCTGCAGGTGCTTGTCCTGCGTGATTCGGAAATTGCGCATCTCCGTCATCTCGCCGACCTTCAGGACGGTATCCCCGTCAGGGTTTTCATTCAGGCCCAAAAATTCCTTGATCTTCAGAATGCTGGGGTTGTTCCTCGATATGATCTGGGCCATTTTATCCGCCTCCGTAGGTGAGATAACTGTCGCTCATCTCGCCGCCCGTCATCTCCTCGTCGTAAGGCGTGAGCGCACGCTCTTCTTCGCGCGTTGTCGTCTGCTCCGGCATCGAAGCGCCCAGCGTCCGCGTAATACAGAAATACCGCAGCGCGTCGTTGATATGCGTGATCTCGTGGGGCTCCGTCGCACAATCTGAGGGGTTTCTCTCGTCGTGCTGAATGAGCATAATGTTTCGGATCAGGCCGCGGCAGTCCGCCGTCACCAGCAGGCCCGGCCTGTCATTGTCGTCCTTGAGCGGCTTGAGCATTTCTTTCTCTGCCATCCAGCCCTGCACGCGGTTGTTGCTGGCCCGCAGCAGACCGACGCCGTTCAGGGCGAAAAGCTCAGCCATGTTTTTGCCGCTGTCCTTTTGCTTGTTCCACATGTCCGGCGGCGCAATTGTAAACTCAATGTGCTCCCTGGCCGGCGTCAGATCAAGAGCCAGCTTCGCCGCTTCTGAAACGATCAGTCCGCTCTGCTGTACCTCACGGTACACATAGCAGCGGCCGTCGTAGTCCACAGCGATCCAGAGGCAGGCGAACATGTCCAGACCGTAGTCGAACACCCGGTACTTTTTCCACTCCTCCGGGACGCGGACAAAGGGCTCGATCACATGCGTCTCCTTCCGGAACTCCGGGAAGAAGGTTCCGGCCAAAGCGTCCCAATCTCCAAAACGCCAGGCCCTGCGCACGTCCTCCGGCAGCAGATCGAGCATCTGCTTGTATTCCGGCGACGCCTCCAGGAGCTGGGGGTTATCGTCAATCGTCGCATGGATGAACGTGTAATCCTTTTCGCTTTCGCCCTCGTTGAACTCCCGGTCCACAAAAAGCCGCTTTACCCAGGCATGGCCGATACCGCCCGGGTTGCAGGTGAGATACATGCGCCTGGGTATCTTCGTCGCGCCGCGCAGGCAGGCCCCCAGCACACGGAACTGGCTCTCCGTGAACTGCGTCGCCTCGTCCACGAATATCCAGTCCCATTCCTGGCCCTGGTATTCGATGTCGTCGCCGTTGCCGTAATGCCCAAACTTGATCACAGAGCCGTTTGTATAGGTGAACATGCGCATGGTGGCGTTGTAGTTTGCAAGAATGCCCGGCACGAGCTTGCGCATGGGCAGTATCAGCGTCTGCTCCAGCTCCGGGTATTCCTTTCGCACCATGAGGATGCGGATATTCGGATAGTGCAGCGCGCCGCCAATGGCCTTTATGCGGATCACATGGCTCTTGCCGCCGCCCCGTGCGCCGCCGTAGGCCACATACTTGCTCCGCGCCTGGCAAAACAGCTTCTGCTTCGGATTCAGCTCGCCCAGTTCGATATTTACCGTTGCGGAAGGCGGTCTGCCCATTTTCTCACTCCCTGTTTCTCAAAAAAGGGCCCCTTGGTTTCAAAATCAAGGGGCCCTCTGGTCGGGGCTTTCAGTTGATACTAAACTTCCGTTGAAACCAGACGAGGAATTGCGCGGATGATTTGTGTCAGCCGAGGCGAAGGACGCAGGCGGGCTGTCGCCCGCCAAGGACGACAACGACGGATGGCGCAAATCAGACCGCAAGGACTGTCGTTTTTTAATGGAAGTTTAGTATAAATCAGGCGTAAGCCTGCTTGCTCTCCTGGCTCACGCAGCCGTCCTTCTCGCCGATGACCCTGGCGGTCTGGCCGCTGGTCAGGGTCAGGCCGGCGCCCAGCGCCACGCGGGTGGTGGAATATCTGGGGTCGGAGCCGTCAGAGGTGGCGTAGAAGGTCACGCCGGTCACGGCGGTGGCGGTCACCACATGGGACGCAATGGCCAGCACGGGGGCGGTCAGTACGGCAGCGCTGGAGCCGCACACGCCAATGCCCACGTTTTTGGGGCCGATGACGAAAGCGTCGTAGTAAGCAACGCCCTGCACCACGGGGCCGGAATAGCCCACGGCCTTGCGGATGATGTCATACTGCGCCAGCTTGACGGGGTCCGCGGTGGTCCTGGGCGCCTTGATGCCGTCAAAGGTACCGACGACGCCGCGCTCCAGGGCGCGGGTGCCCATGCCTTCCAGCTGCACCACGGCGTCTGCCTGCTTCAGAAGGATGTAGTAGGTGTTGGAAATGAACAGCGTCAGGTTGTTGTCCGGAACAAGATTGTCCCCCATCGCGCCCTTCAGGGCCATGATGTCGGCCACGATGGTGCTCTTGGTGGGGGCGGAGCCCTGCTGCCGCAGCGTAGCCGCGCCCATGACCCACTTCTTCAGGCGGTATTTGTCCATCGTGGGCGTGACCACCTCGTCCAGCTGCATGCGCAGGAACTTGCCGGCGGTGCTCTCCACGGCAATGTCGCTGTTGTCCAGCGCCTCCAGGTGCTTGGTGAACGCCTTCTCCTGGGAGCAAAGCAGCTCCTGCGTGGTATAGGCCAGATCGGTGACGCTGCCGAAGCGGGTGCTCCCGCGCCCGTAATCCACAAGATCTGCCGGGGTCATGGTGTAGATCTTCACGCCGCGGGCGCCGGTAAAGTCATACTCGTGGCCGGCGGCGGAGTTGGTCAGAGACGCTTTCTTGAAGCGCTCTGCGATCTTGGACTGATATTTTACGGTATAATCCAATGCCATAATGAAACCTCTCTTTCATTTTTGCGGGAAAGAGCGGCTGTGGGGAAGCTCAGGAATCAAACCCCTCCAGGAAAGCGTCGTGCTTCCCGTCGTTTCCGGCGGAACGCAGGCTTCCCGTGGCGCGCTGCCCGTTCCTGCTGTTGATTGCTGCGGCCTCTGCGGCGTCCCGGACGGCCTTTGCGTCCTGAGCGGCACGCTTCACCGCATAGCGGGAATAGGCCGCCGTGAGCGAAATGCCGCTCTGCTGCATGTCGTTCCAGACCTCAGCCGGGATCGCGCCGCTGTCGTGCCGCGCATTCTCGTAAATGTCGGGGAAGGCTTTGCGGAACTCGGCGATGTCGGCCTGTACTTTCGCTCTCGCGCTCTCGGCCGTCTCCGTCTCCGCCCGCTGCGCCGCCTCCTTCGCGGACACAGCGGCCTCCCGGTCCTCCAGCTCCACGGTACGTCTGGCCTCATCCTCCGACATGCCGGCGGCCTTTTTTGACTCGGCACGCACGAACCGGACATAGTCGGCAACGCTCATACCGGCGCCCTTGGCAAACTCGGTGAACATCTCCATGACGGGCTTCGCCTCGTCGTACTTGTCCCGGATGCGGTCATAGTCAAAACCCTTCTGCAGCAGCTCCGGCGTGATGTCCTTCGCCGTCAGGGTCCTGACGTCGTCCATGTGCTTCACTCTCCAGGTCTGCGGAACCTCCCGTTCCGCCGCTGCGCTTTGGTCGTCAACAGTCTCGGCCGCGTGCTGGTCTGCCGCCGCCGCATTGTCTCCAATCTCTGCGCTGTCGGCCTCGGCCGGCTCAGGAGCCGGTTTCTCAGCCTCGCCCTCCGCCGCATCGGGGAGCTGGTCTGCGCCGTTTGCGGTCATCTGGCTGTCGTCGTCCCAACCGCTCAAAAAAGCGTCCTGCTGGTCTGCCGTCTGCTCATTTGCCTGGGCATGGATTTCGTTCATAGTGCGCTCCTTCCCCGGCTGTGGTCGGCCGGAAAAATATATTTCCGCGGCTGGTCTGCCGTCGGTCGTCGTTTGTCTCCCGCCATACCGGCGGCGCTCGGCCCCGGATGTTCAGGGCGTCGTCACGCCGCCGGTACAGTCGGAAAAGAAGAGTGAGGAGATGGGATCGTCACCCATTTGTGCGGCGTGGCAGGTGCGGCCTGCCGGGCCTATGTTCTTCAGGCCCGTTCAAAACCCGCCGCATGCTCGGTCCGAGCATTCACCAGCGCCCAAACCAGCCGTATTCGATCCCGGCGCCCGCGCCGGAAAAGGAATACGGATTTTCGACGTCCTCAAAGCCGTCGCCGGCCGGCAAGGTGGCTCTTGCCTGGGCCAGCCTGTTCTGGTAATCGCCCCAGTAGGCGTTATACTTGTCCTTGTCCTCATCGAGCACGAACAAAGCCGCAAGCCCCGCCGGGAGCACGGACAGGCAAATGAAATCGTCCATATCCACCACGTCCGTCATCTCTGTCACAGGCGGATGCACCGGCCTTTTGCCCGGCCGGGAGATCAGCGCCCAGTAAGCTGTGTTTTCCGGGCTGATCCCCTGGCAGGTCTGGAGGCATCTGTATCTGCCGCCCTTATATGTCACCCGGTCCCAGGGCGCA